CTAGCGCCCCTCATCAGGCAAAGGAGGCCATTGGACGTCCAGCGGATAACCCGGCTGCTCGACCGTACGACTCAACGCGACACGGTATCGTTTCCACTCCAGAGCGGATGCCTCAATTTCGGGAGTACCTTCGCCTACATCCAGTAGGTCTTGCAGCAACTGGAGGCGCGAGTCTGCTTGAGCTTTAAGTGTTGCAAAACTGGACTCTATTTTGAGCGCTGGTACCGGCTCAGGCTCAGAGTGGAGAACCGCCGGTGGTGCATCCTCCACAAGTATGTGCAGGGTTACCTTACTCCCAATATCGACTGGTTGGCCGTCGATGTTTTGGGTTTCCAAGGTCAGAACGCTACCGTCGTAAGCAACCTGTGCTGTGATGTTGTCCACGGGGTTGGTGACGGCGCCCCATCCATCAGGCGCTGGGACCATGCCTTTGGTGCCGAAAACGTTGTAGACACCGATATCTTGCCGCCTTACAAAAACCTGATCAGTTCGGCCATTGACTGTACAAAAATCATAGATCGCACCGTCGCCTAATATATTTATTGCAGCATTTGCCATATTAAATCGCCTTTAATGTGCCATCCGCGGCGCGAGTAGTGTTACCTTCGTGGTATATACGATGAGCAACATTGCCCATAGACCAGCCACCCACCTTCAGTTGGTTATCAGTATCAATTCCAAAAAAACAAGCCCACTGAGCTATACGATGAAAAGTTATAACGCACGAAGCATTTACATTGCCATTATTGGCAATCGTTAGTGGCCCATTATGACTTTTCTTATTAGCTTCAATCCATGCGATTGATGGCATATCACCGTTCTGCAGCATTGTTCCATATGACGAATTTACGTGCCCCAATCCAAGGGCGCCTAGATTGCGGCAAGCATCCGCTTGATTTTTAGCGCCAGTGCCACCCTGATTAACACCTATCGCCGTAGTCAGTCCTTTCAACCTTGTAATATCTGAATTTTCTCCCCGCTGCGCTGCGCCAAGCTTTGCTCTGGCTTCGATAGCAGTCTTACCCCCCGTCCCGCCTTGAGCAATACTCAATGCGGTGGTCAGACCGGACAAGCCAGTAATATCACTATTGGCCCCATTCTTCGCGGTAGTTCTGTATAACTCGGTGAAATTTTCATTACACTTCACATTAGCGCTGCGGTTGGTGTCACCACCAAGACCGCTAGGTGACTGCCCGAGGTCTATAATTTTTTGCGTCATAGTTACTTCCTCCTTCAAGCGAAGACTTACAATTGTTATTTACAAATTTAGTTTTAAGAGTTTATTTTGGCAAAAACCGCCGGCAGATGAAAATCGTAGGGATTGGAAAATGATTGGGTGACTGCATAAAGAGTATTACCAGGAAAGTCCCACCAACTGCATATTGTTCTACCTACATTATCGCCCGACAGCAAATTCATTCCGAACGAATTAATTAACAGGTATTCATTCTCCGGAAAATCGAAAGGTACATTATAGTAGTTATTCCAAGCCGTAGTTTCGGTTCGGTCACTCCTGACATAATTCCAATTCTGGAAGGATCGGGTAAACACAGCGCAAGTCGTACCTGAATCGAAGAGGATACCTCCTGCATTATTGAACAGCCGTAATCCGAATCTAGCCACAGGCTGCGCAGCAAAAGCGCCTACGAAATATCGACCATTGGGTTGCGCTGTTAAAAAATTAATTGCACGAACGTAGAACCCCTGCCAGTTACCTGCCGAGCCTATCAAACGCATTTGCGCAAGGCCGGCGACCGTACCAACGGTGTCCGGCCGAACGAATACCAGTGGTGGCTCATACGAAGTAATGACTCGAGGAAACCAAGTTGTAGAGCCCAAACCAGACTCCTCAGTGGGCGCATAACGTCCAGCAGCTATCACGCACAGTCTTGCGAACTCCGAGTCCAGAACCACTACGTCGCTGTTATTTTTGAAACTTAGTCCAAATCCCATTTCAGTTGAACCTCATCACGATCAGGCGCATTGAACCAGTGGAGGTATGACGGCCGCCCTCCCAATAGCGCATGTAATTCGCCACGTAGGCGACGTCGTTGCCCATCTCGGTTTCGAACTGCCGGTCCAAATATGAATTGAAGGCACCCAAAGGAATAACGATGGCGATAGCATTACCTGGATGACAGCCATGTACCGGAAAAGATCTGATCTCTCGACTACTGCCAAAAGAGACGACCTCAGACCGCACAACGCGCATCGTGAATGAGTTTTCGTCTAGTTGCAGGCGCCCATCCTCTCCCCATATACGCATTCCAAAGCTCATGCTGTCAGATCTCCTAACTGCACACGAAGCACGCCATTAACATCGAAAACCTTCACTGCTCGATTGTTGATAGCCAGTCGTCCACCACCAGGTACGGTGCCGTTGAATTCGAGAACCCCAGACTTATCCAGCCGCCAGCCTCGGTGCCCCGACTGGTAGTCGTTGGACTGGATGTACTCACCAATCATGGCATTGGTGATCCAGCCGGTACCTATCAGTGCCTGACTGATAAAGGTTTGGCCGTTCTGCACAACAAATGGCGCGGTGGCTGGTCCTCCGTTGATGTTGTTAACAACAGCAAAGCGATCCGCACTGACCAAAAACTGGCTCTGCAGCCCGACGTCAGTGTTTTCAATGCCCAGCCCTATACCTGCTGCGACGTACTGCCCCTTCTGATTGACCTGCAACCTGACCGACCACATCGCCGAAGCCTTGCCTTCAAGATCCACGACAGCCTGGCTTACCTCTTGCACGGCAGCGTTGGTTTCATCGACGGAGACCTGAACCTTTTCGACGCGTTTGCCTAGGGCAATACCGTCTTCTATGCGCGCAGACTGTTCGGACCAGACGCCGACGAGGCTCGTGGAACCAGCACTTTCGCTTTCATCCCCGGCCAACGCTGGATTGACCTGAGCAGAGACGCCCTCGACTTTTTCCGAGATGGCCTGGATTGCACCGGAAACACTTTGCAGTCGACCGTTCACCGAACCTGGTAAATCTGCAGGGCCGTCGATAAGGTCGATGCGGTCCGTCAGATGCTGGCCAAGGGCGGATTCGCTAATCTGACCGGCGAAGTACTCCTCATAATCTGTCTGGTCGGTGCTGGATTGCCCATCTACGCCATTCCCTTTCGGATGCCACCCACCGATATTCCCGGTGCGATCGACCAAACGAGCCCAATAGAAGAAGCGCGCTCCAGCCATTAACCCTTCGATGGAATGCCGTGCCTGGGGATAAGCAAAGTCAGCGAGTTTTTTGGCATCTTCTCGTCTGGACGTCGGGCTCTGCCAGATCTCCGTGCGCTGCGTGTCTTCGGCACCCGGAGGGAATGCCCACTCCAGATTGATGCCATAGATCTTGCTACTGGACCGCAAAAAAGACACCACGGGCGGCGGCGTGGTTTTGCCTGCAAGTTGTACCTCTTGGCTCGTGCCCCAGATTGATGCCACGTCCATGACGTTTACAGCACTGACGCGCACCACATAACGGCCGGCATAGATGTTTTCAACGTCAACACCTAATGCGCCTGTCCGAGGTAGGCGTATCCAGTTGCCGCTGTCTTTGCGCCATTCGACGTTGTAGGCCACCGCCCCCTCAACCGCCGCCCAACTGATACGCATGATAGTGATGGCAATGCCTTGGGAAACCATGTGTCGAGAGGTAATGGCGATGTCGTTGGGTACCGCCATCACTCCCGGCGGAATAATAGTTATCGGTTGTGGTTCTATCCGGGCACCGTGGTCAATGGCGTCGTACTTTTTCGGCTCATGCTGCACGGCCGTTATCTTGTAATGATGCAGGCCCTGCGGCTCGATACTCTGCACCCGGTAGCGCATCACTGTCAGATCAGCGCTTTCCGCCGACCAACTGCATTCGGCTTCGGGTAGCTCGGAATAGGCAGCGATGACCGTGACCTTACGCCCCTCGACTGACTTGACGATGCGTCCTTCAGCTTTGCCGCTGGGCAAGTTGAGGATCAAGCGATCTTCGGGCTTTACTGGCGCATCCATGTCGAGGGTGATGACCCGATTGGTGGCGGCAGCGATGCGACCTCCATTCGGACGCCCTGAGAACAGCTCATCGGCCACGCAGATGATTTGCCCTGGCTCAATATTGCGGCCCTCCATTCCAGTCGCGAAGGACACTGACCAGCTCTCGAACTGTTCCGACTTCAGCGCCCACGTACCATGGCGCATGGCCTGCCCTTCCGACGTACAACCGAAGGCGGAGATATCCAGTTGTCGATGACCTAGGATGCCGATCAACTCATCATTGGTGACAGCCGCCTGTTCACTCTTGAAATCGTTGGCGGGGTTGTCCCAGGTCACCTTGGCCCGGGTATGCCGATCCGGCCATGCAGCCGCGCTATATTCGAAATCTCCGATAACGTTGGAGCGAGTGAAAACATACCCATCTTCACTGCCGGGAATATCGGCAACCATGGTGACCATTGAGCCGTTCCAACTGCTGCTTCCATGGAACACGCTGGCCAGATCCGACAGCAAGGCGTACCCCTCAGTCTGATCCTGGATATAAACGTTGGTGGTCATGCGTGGCTCAACACCGCCTTTGCCGTCAGGAACCAGCACATCGCAATAGCGACCAATCTCGTACAGCGTCCAACGATCAACCATGTCTGCGCTGATTCTGCGACCCAAGCCATAACGGCGATGCAAGACCAGGTCATACCAGACCCAGGCCGGATTATTGGAATACGCCTGTTTGAAGGTGCCATCCCAGTTGCCGATATAGACGCGGCTTTCGGGGTCGTAATTGCTCGGGACACGAATAATACGGCCACGAGCGCGCACGCTGAACTTGGGAATATTCTGGAACTGAGATGCATCGAACTGGAGTGCGCCGACTGCCAGATTCGGATATCGCAGCTTGGCATCGATGACCTCTGTCATACCCTTGATACGCATGACGTCGGCAAAGTTGGTGTCGTTGCGATTAGGGGTCAGGCGTCTTACCCGGATCAGTACGGAGCTGAATCCCACGGGCAGATCAATGCGGTGGCTGCGCTCGTACTCGCTTGTACCTTTGTCGTTAAGAGTCGCGGTGATATACGGCAAGAAGCTGCCGCCATCGACTGCCATGTCAATTGCGTAATCGATCTGATAACCGACCTGATCGCCATTGCTGCGCTGCTCCCAAATCTGTGGCCAGGACAGGCGAATACGCACAGCGGAGAGTTGCGGGTCATTGACGCCGCGAGTCCAGGCGTTGTCCGACTTGAGCTCGACGGGAAAGCCTTGGGTAATCTCATTCTCTACTGCGGGGAATCCTGCAATGTGCTCCTGATCGACCGTGCCGGGGCGAAAATCCCAACGGCTGCCAGGGAAGTTCTCGCTCCCGTCGGGCGACAGCAGCGGCGTGCCGTCGAGCATCACCGAGCGGTTGCCATCGACCGGGCCAACGATGGGACCTTCACTGAGGAAATAAAGGAGCTTGGCGGTAGCAATAGACAACGCGCTGTCTGGAGCCTTGTAAGGTTGATAGGGCTTGGGTTGGCCGCCTTTGGCGCCGACCACTCTATCTAGGGTCTGTGATGAAATATTCATAAGTAGTCCTTTACTGCTGATCTTCCGCGTATATACCCGCAGAACCGACTGCACCGCCGATGTCTCGCTCGCCGTAGAGCAAGGGCTTGCACCTGCCTTGAGCGGTTGTGGTGACTGCACCTCCGAATGCATAGGAAGATTTATTGCCGTCGTCTTCTTTGTTGAGCAGGCTACCGAGAGAGGGGGCCATCATGGTTGCCATTCCACCCAGAAGTAGCCCCGCCCCCGCAGCGGCCAAATTCCACTGACCAGAGTAAAGACCCACAGCAATCATCACGACGCCAGCAATCGCCGCAAACAGCCCTACTCCTTTGCTGCCAATGACAATCGGCGCAATACGGATCGGTTCGGTGCTGTCGCAACTCATGGAAAGCTCTTCTTGCGGGAGATTTTGCCTGCCGCGAAACACGGCGAAGGTCAGGCCTCGCTCTTCGGATAGACGCAGGAAGCGTCGAAAACCCGGGACCATCACGCATAAAGCATGTATAGCCTCGGCCCCTGAACGAACGGCGAGCTGATGAACCCGCCCAAAACGCGAACCCAACACACCGTAAAGCCGGACTTCGAGCACGGGCGGCATGTCCCTAAGCACGGCAGTCATACGAGCACCTCCGGAGCCTGGCTGTGACGCAGGATCAAATGTGTGCAGTCAGCCCACATGCCTCCGTAAACATCACGACTGGATAGCTTGTTGTAGCGGTGGTGCAGAAAGGTCCCCGGCGCTGGATGGTGTTGCGGTTCAGTCTCAAGATGACCGTCGCCTAAATAAACTCCAGCATGATTTGGCGCGAGCGCGTTTATCTGCATCACCAAGATATCCCCTCGGCGCAGATCGCTGACCGGAAAGAATCCGGCCTGTTGGTAATAGCGCTCGTATAGGCTTTCACCGGTTTTCCACCAACCGTCGCGACGAGGGAAATTGGGTAATTCCAGCCCCCATTCACGCCAATAGAAGTCACGGCACAGCGCATAGCAGTCCAGCACACCATGGGCGAACTCGCGCCCAATCAGCGGCGCCTGATAACCACTTGGCGCTAACTCCACATGCTCGCCAGAAGGCCAACTGACGATGCACCACGGCAGTTCATGGAGTTCACAACTGACTCGATCAGCCATGCTCGGTTGCGGCAGCACATCAGGGTGGCTGTGAACGATGGTCAGCACCTCGCCCTTATCTTCGGCAGCCGCCTTGTCATGCGGATTGATAACGAAATGCTCGCTTGGCGTTATGGCGTCGTTACGGCAAGGGACATATTGCTGCTGCTCCCCCACCTGGATAACCACCCCACAACATTCTTTGGGGTATTGATCGGCGGCGTGCTGCCGGATGTGTTTCAACAGAGTCTCGTTCATATTTTTCTCAAACCATCGATGCGCCGGGAGCGCCGCCAAATGACAGCGGGTTGCCTTTGCCGAAGCGTTTTTCGCAATCGCTGACACGTCCTCCGCAGCGGTCCAGTGCCGGGTTATCTACTGGGTTGCCGTCGGCATCGAACATCAGGTTGCCGGTGTAATTGCAGTCCGGTCCTCGGTATTCGCCCCAAAGGCACCATTCGCAACGGTTCATGATCTGCCCGGCAGGCAGCTTCTGACCCTTCACCGCAGTAGGGGGAGCCAAAGCAAAAGTCACCTCTGCGCGGCTGATACTGGTGGGCTGATTAACGTAGGAGATGTCCACCCTTTCCTGCGTCGAAGCGTCCGGGTTACCCACGGGAAAATTGGCGGCATCCAGGTATTTGGCGTAGGTCTGGCGAACGGTCAGGCGAATTCCACACAGGTGCTGGAATTGCACGCACAAGGCCGTTATTAGGCCATCCACATTGCTGATTTTGAGCATTGGCGTTGAGGTGTTTCCCTCAACGCCACGTCCGAAACCAGCGACTTCAAAAGGCCGAGGGTCGTAACGCTCGCCTTTCCAAAAGATCGGCTCTGCCTGCTGGTGGGCGTGGTAACGCAAGATCCCCATGCCTCGTGATTCACCATTCAACTCGATCAACTGGATCAGCGAACCAGGCTCGAGCTTCTGGTCATCGGCGCTAATCATGATTCAACCTGCGCGGTGAAGACTTGCTGGAACGTGGTCGTCAGGGTGAACTTCCTGCCTCCATGAGGCTGCAACTGCCAGCCGCCGGTGGTGATGAACGTGCCCTGCTTCGCCAGCGGCGGCGTCCACAAAAAATGATCCGTGCTCTTGTGGCGGATGAAAAATTCCTGGATTGGGTCCAGATATTCTTCAGTACCGGTAAATGACACTGACCAACTGCTCGCCAAGTTATTGATGCCCACGGACATGCGCTGGCTATAACCATTGCCGAACTGGGAACTCAGAATATTGGCTTGGGTATCGCCGGTGGAGTTGACACGCGGCGACCAGGTAAAGGTTTCGGCCATTAGCCCGCCCTCCTGTTGTTAGGGTCGAGCAATCCGTTTTGACCCTTCTCGTTAATAATTACCCCGCGTGCAACCTTTGGCATCTCGGCTCGCACAGTAGCCAGCAGTGCCTGACCCATGGCCTCGTAATCCTGAGCGGACTCGACCGTGCCACCAGAGCCATCGCCATTGATAGTGATGTTGATCTGCGGAGCGGATTGGGATTGATTAGCGGCGTCCGGCGTATTGCTGAGGAACTGTTTCAAGTCCTGATTAGTTCGACCATCCACGACCCGCTCGCCTTTCTGCAGGAGCCAGGTACCTTCTCTTGGGATGCTGTCGATGCCGTCGTGGGCCATGCCGGCCAAGGTCATTCCGGCAACCATGCCGGCATTGGCATAGCCTGCGGCCAGTAAGGCAGTACCTATCGGGATGCCGCCTAAGACTGTCAATTCTGCTGGCGCTTTGGACGCGGCAACCTGCGCATTCATAATGATGGAAGCAATAGCGAAAGCTTTCTGTGCAAGGAACAGCACTTTGTAGGCCCCAGATTGCTCACCCGCGATTCTGCCGACCATATCCGCTGCATTCCCGGACAGCGCACTGAACGTACTGAACACAGCCGCCTTATAGCTGTCTTGAATTTCCGAAAGCTTTTGTTGGTTGGTCACGTTGATTTCAGCAACACGATCCAGGTATTCCTGCTCTCCGATAAGTTTTTCGGAATGGAGCTCGGCCTGCATGGCCAATTGTTTTTCATGCCAGGCCTTGAGTTCGGCCTCGGCTTCCACGGATTTGATAAGTTCGCCCATTGGTCCACTGACCTGGGATGCAGTCCCGCTGAATGTAGGCGCTTCAGTCACTGTGGATTGGGAGATGGCCTCAGCCCCTGCTCGATACTCGTCACCGCTCAACTTCCCTGCGTCATTGGCGGCTTCGAGGACCTGAAGTCGGTCCCGAGTTGTCGCAAGCAGACGTTGCTCCTGAGTCTGCATACTGGCCATCAATCCGTCGTACGCTTTTCGGGAGTTGAGCGCATCCAGTTCGACGGCCGCGCGTTCAAGGATGACCTTGTTCTGCTCGGACAGCCCGGCAAGTTCGCCATGGCTCAGTTGCTGACGTACCCGGCCAAGTTCGGTGGTTTCACCGTGGAGAGCAATTTGTTGGGAGAGGCTGGAAAGGGTGTGGCTGTAGGCGTTGTTAAGCTGAACGACTTGGCGCGTATGTTCTTGGGTCGCTTGCGGACCGGTACTTGGTTTGTTGCCAGCTCCCGGCGCGGGCTTGGTCGGCAGAGGGTCGGAATCATTCAATCGGCCCTCAAGTACCTGAGCGTCTTGGCCGTGAGATGCGGCGGCTCTCTTCTTCTCATCATGGTCCGCGGCAAATTCGGTAACCATTCGAGCTGGCTTTCCACTGAGGCCTGCGTCCGCGATGAACTGCTGACTTGCAGCATCCATGCTCTGACCTTCGGCGAGACGGCGGTCAAACTCAACGATCGCTGGGTGGCGCTGGAGCGTAATCCCTTGATCAAAATCCCCCAATTTGCCACTGGTCATGACCATCGAGCGAATACTGCGTTCAGCCTGCGCGGCAGCGGCCTCGGCCTGAGCTTTTTGCTCAAGGACACCGTCGAGCATGTAGCGCACCTGAGCCTTGCTCAACTTGGCAAACTCTTCACGCAACTCACTCACCGGCCGCTTGAGATCGATCAGCGATTGGCGAGCCTTGTCACTGTTGTCACTGAACAACAGATAGCCCGCGGCAACTGTTCCCAAGGTAACAGCCAAGCCGACAGGCCCGCCCAGCACTGAAAGCAACCCGGCACCAGCGCGTGCCGCACGCGAACCAGCGGCCGCACTTGCGGCTTGAGCCGCCGCATGCACGCGAGCGGCTTGTATATCGGCGAGCCGTGCCAGACGCAAACGGCTGAGAGCAGCGGTGTGCAGGTCAGTAGCGCGCGTCGCCTGAGCATGTGCCTGGGCAGCGGTCAATTCTGCAGCCGCGTGCCGGGCAGCCATGGTCGACGCATCAAGCTGTGCCCGCGTGCGGGTTATTTCGGCAGCGTGGGCGGTGCGCACTGCAGCGATTTGCACATTGAGGGTCTTGGCCATTTCCGCTGACTTGAGCGTGGCGTAGCCAACCCCTAATCCAGCCGCAGCGCTGGCGAGCAGGTTCATGTTATCGGCGGCCGAGCCAATGACGCGAGATAACACCTGAGTGGTGCCCGTCGCACTGTCAACATCACCGACCCATTTTTGAAAAGCGTTTGACAACCCGTTCATGGAACCGCTGATGGAATTGGGCATGGCAGCAAACTCTTGCTGCAATACCCCGAGCTGACTCAGCAGCGCAGGCAAGACCTTGTCCACGCTGAGTAAACCGTCATCAGCAAGGATTTTGAGTTCACCGCTCGTTACCCCTAACCCCGCCGCCAAGGCGGATAAAACCCGCGCGCCATCGCCACCCATTGCTTTGAAATCTTCGCCACTTAAAACACCACGCGCCAACGCCCGCGAAAATTGGCCCATGGCCAGAGACGCTTCAGTCGCACCAGCCCCAGACAACTGAGTGCCGATAACCAGCGCCTCGGTCAGTTTGAGGATATCGTCGGTCGCGAAGCCGTAGTCCCGCATGGAACCCGCCGCCTGACTGAACACGTTGGCGTTTTCACTAAACACTGAGCCGGTTTTCTGGCTGATATCAAAAAGTGTTTTTTGTATCGCTGTCAGATCGCTGCCGCTGACGGATGCCTGCTTGAGGTGTGCATTGATTTGCATCCAGGCGTCGGCTTGCTTATGCAGCTCCGACACCTTCAAAGTACTTGCCATTGCCTGTGCATACCGACCAGAGCTACGCGCTAATGCATCCAATGCGTTAGTTTGCGCACTGATAGCTGCCTGCTGAGAACGCCAACTGGCTATCGCCTGTAAGTTACCGTCGCTGATCACACGCAGATAACGCTGCGCAGCAGTGGTTGCCCGCTCTACTTCCCGTTGATAGGCACGTGTTTCCGCAGTGGCATTGAGGGCCAACGAACGGAGCTTGTTTCCTTCCATATTGTTTCTCCGGCCCAGGGGCAACGTTTCGACGATTACGAATGAAGTCAAACGTAGAAACCTGTCAAGGCGTTAATTTTTCTAGTGCCATAAAACATTGAGAATACGCAGCACTGCCAAACTCACTTACGACTTCCTTTTCAATTTCCTTATCATGCACCCGAGGATATTTAAATGCTCGTATGACGTAAAGCTTTGAAAGCTTTGAAATAGTGATATCTTCACTACTTTCAGACGTCTTCATCATCTGAGACATTTCCAACCCATACTGACGACTCCTCATAATGCTCTTTGCCAGAGTTGAATGTGCCTCACATACTTCATGTATGCTATCGTCTGCTTGCGCAAGCCCCGGCAAGAACAGGATCATAGCAACAACAAAACGAACACAGGGATTCATAATAAAGCTACCCATTTGAGTGGTAACACTGTAGGAACATTTGATTCCCGAAGCGGACCTCTGCTTCTTTTTTCATTGCCCCATCATAAACGAGAGGAAAATTATACGCTTCAACCACATACTTGCGCGCAAAATACCGCACACGCTCCGCGACCTCCTTTTCACCCTCACCAGCAACATATTCTTCTATTTTTTTGATGAGCTCAGGCTTTTCAGTTCCGGACTGCCGTAGCTTCATGATAAGCCGTGCAGTCGAGGAAATATCATGACAGAAGTTATCAGGCAGTTTGGCCGCCTGTACCCCTCCAATTAGACACAACACAAAACCCGAGGCGACATAAGGCCGCAAATCACGCAGAACCAAACTCAAAGAGGCAACCCTTCCATAATATACACACTCGATTTACTTCATCGGCGCTGTTGTCAACGAACCGTCACGGAGGTTAAAAGCCTCTGAACGCGAAAAGAAGCGCATATTAGCCACCATCATCCTCCAGCCCTACCCATCAAATACCGCTTAAACATCTCTTCACCTTGATCAATGTCCAATTCCTCAACATCCCCCAACTCTTGCTGACCTCGCCACTTAGGCATCAAATCCAGCGCAGTCACTTTTGCACCCTGCGCTTGAAACGCTGACGCAGCGACAATAGAAGCCTGGATATCGCCACGGACATCGCCCAGTGGAGATTCGCGGTCATATGCCATCCACAGTAATAACTCTTCCGTGCTCATGTTTTCGCACAGCTGCTGCACTGTCATCCCGAGCCGGAGGGCCAGAGTTAGCAGGAATGCTAACTCTGGCTCCTCCGTCAGGCGTTTCCCGCTGCTGCTACCGGGTCAGGCGCATCAGCGCCTACCTCAACACCACTGAGCTCAAATGCCTTGCAGACCAGTCGATCATGTACCGGGCTGAAAGCCTTGCTGATTTCTTCGACATCATCGTCATTAAAAACGCGCTGGCCGATTGGATCGAATAAAGTCCGCCCCATCACGAACGCATAAAGCGAGGCGGAAGAAATATCGCCATTCAGCCCCTCAGCTGCTACCTCATCACCGGTTGCACGGGTATTCGTACGCCCCTCTTGCACCAACGCCAAAGCACGCCGCCGATACTCGACCCAATCACCGGCACTCAAAGCCCGCACGATGACTTTTGCGTCGGACCACTCGGCAACCGAAACAAGTTCGTGCTTGAAATTGAGCAGCGGATCAAGTGCCAGAGTTCGGATACTGGAGCTATTACTTTTGGCCATCGTCGCTACCCGCAGACGGCATTGGTACTGGAGCCACAGCGGCGATATCAAAGGAAACAGAACCGGTGATTCGAACGTTGAATGTACCGTTCACGGTGCCATTAGGGGCCGCATCCCAAGTGAATTGGGTGACCAACCCCAGGAAACTCGATTTGCTTCCATCAATGAATTCGGCCTTGAATGCGCGCGGATTGCCATCATCGCGAGCGGCACGCAGGACCATCTGAGCCTCATCATCGGCCTTCCAGTTGCCACTCATGCTGAAGGTGCCGTTGTCAGCGAGGCCGACAGTAAATTCCTTGGCCTCACTGGCCAGTGTCGTCACTTCGATCTCATCCGACTGCCCGCCCTGAAATTGCGGCTGCTTGATGGTCACAGACAGGTCTGCCCAATCCAGCTTTGAATCAGCCGGGTCAAGCGTGGTCATTTTGGAGACTGCAAGCCGAGTGCCTTGGGTTTTAACAAACTTTGCCTTTGTAGCTTCTTGTCCAGCCATTTGAAGTTGTCCTTACGCGGTTACTAAAATTCAAGTCAGGGAAATCTTTTACTGGTCGCCTCAAGCCCGCACAACCTCAATTGAGGAATCTGTGGTGAATATCTGGCGAACCCCAGGTCAACACAAAGCAAACGCAGAGCTCAATGAAAAAACAAATATGCAGACACAAACCGCCCGGTTACCCAACACAAATCACAAAGGGTAAAACAGTAAATATTTACTACCTCACGCTTTTGAATTAGATCATCGTTGACAACCAGCACCTCACGCCCAATGACTGCCAATGAGCACTAACATGAACGCTAAAGACTCTGGCGTTACCACCTTGGTTACGCGCAAATCAGACACCACTGAAATGCTTTACCGCATATTCGGTGAGGTGCTGGTCCCACTTGACAAGGTTAGAACCCACTACTTCCGAAACCTGAATGAGCAAACCTTTCTCACGGAAATCACCAGCGGCCGAATCCGACTGCCGATCACGACGTTGGACACAAGTCGCAAAGCAATTAAATACATACACATTCGCCATATCGCGCTACTCATTGAAACTCGTGCAGACAAAGCGGCAGACAAATCCTCCAGCCATGCTACCTCGATCAATTAACCCTCTGGAGTGGCGCTCGGAAGAGCGCCACCTTGGGATAAAGCGTTCACACTTCTTTTTTATCGGACGCTTTCAGCTTCTCCAAACAATAAGGCGCAGCCTGTTTCATCTCATCGTCACGATGCAAAGTGTAATCGGCACCGAAATAATAATTTACCCTCAGCACTAGCACCTGATCGTTCAGGCTCTTGATCGTTGAACGAGTGCTGTCGGCGAATCTCACCTCCTTGCCGTCATACTTAAGGAGATTGAGTGAGTCGCGTCCATTCCAGGAGGCACACATCACCCCCGTGCCGTCTTTTTCGAACCTGGTGGTGGTCAAATAATAACCAACACTACCGGTCCAGATGCCTATCATCTTCGCAGGAACCGGAACCGCTACCACGGCTGGGAAATTATTGTTCTGCATATCAGTAATCATCGAGGTACAGCCAGAAACACTCAATACAACAGCGGCTAACAAAGGTAAACGCATGGGTAAACTCCATTTTCGGGAGCGGAACCCTATCAATATCGAGCCCGACTTTGAGGCTACATATGTACTTCAGGAATATTCCTACGCCCTCATCGGAAACGGTAACGCTGCAGGCCTATAAAAAAGCATCAGTACGCCGTCGGAGCAATTTCCATACTGAAGGAAGTATCCATAGAGATACGCAGACGATGGGTTTTGTTCGGCCCGACCTGCTGTTGATGCTCCTTCAGGCCTCCCCCACAGTATGAAGACGTGTTAATGCCGATAATCCGCTCACCTACCGGTAGATAAAATCGTGCCGTTTCACCTGACCAGACAGATGCAGCGTGAGTCCCGTCGATATAGATGAAAACCTGACACGCACTTCCCGCAGCACCGGTGTCTCTGGTCACCCGCACCGTTCCATGAGGCTCGGCAGGGGGTTGCTGAAAAGCAAGCAATCGACTCTTGGCAGCAGGCTTTGCGCGCTCGGCGGGGATAGGGGAAGTAGCACAACCGGTAATCAGTACAAAAAAACCAACAAGCAAAATAAACCGCATGGGTAATCTCCATTTCCAGAAGATCGAACCCTATCAATATCGAACCCGCTTTTGCGGCCAACTCTGCACTTGAGGAATGTTCCCACACACTTATCAGATATATCCGAGAAAACCTCCACCCACAAAAAAACGGCGCCCTAATGAGCGCCGTTCTTGATCCATCTACCTACCTATTCCCCCCTCTCCCATCACCCCCGCGACCACCTCGTCCATCGCCGCGACCATCACCTCGTCCACCGCGACCTGGCCCGTGGCCTCTGCCGTCGCCGTGTCCGTCGCCCCATGAAGGGCCGGGGCGGCCTGGGTTGCCGTGGTAGTCGTTGCGCGGGTTGCGATAACCGGGGTTGGGGCGGTAACGGTTATCGCCCCAGCCGTAACCCGGTGGTCGGCCCGGCTGGTAGTAGCGCGGTACCGGTGGTGGTGAGTAATAACGCACGGGCGGCGGAGCGTAGTAGCGCTGTTGGGGCGCTACATAGATTCGCCGTTCCTGATAATAGGGACGATAGCCGTTGTCGTAGGCGTAGGCACCGCCTCCTGAATATCCCGGCTGTGTGTAGACCTCGGATTCATAATAGTCAGAGCCTCCGTAGCAACCTGCGAGAGTCAGAGCCAATACAACGATGAGCAAGGTTCGTCGATACATGGCGGCCTCCTGGACCGCGATTGGGCACAAACCAGCGACGCTGGTCGGCGTCCAGCCAATAGATGGCGGACGTGAAATGAGACAGTAAAAAAACAATCAAGTGCCCCTGGCCGGACAGTATCTGACGAGCTACCGCCCCGTTGCAGTGCATGCGCGCACCAGAGAATGGCGATATTTACCCTTTCTTCAACATCGCAATCAGACGGCGCCCACGCCATCCGGTGCCTCCAGCAAGTTGGCACAACTCTCGCTTAACAATCTGTGTGCAGGAGTCAACTCAGGTTCGCGGCACCACAATTTGCAATAGCTGACTAGGGTTCCGGCTCGCCTTTGGCGAGTGGCTGGTCCGAGAGTTGGCGACCTCCAGTAGAGGTTACACGGCGGGATAAAAGCCCGGGAGACAGGACACCAGTGGTGTCGCGTGGCTCCTGACCGCCTTTCTTTCGCTACTGGAGGTATTCACATGCATAAGTCCCGTCTAACGCCCCGTCTATTGGGTCTGCTCACCGCAGGTCTCATCGCCGCATTAAGCCTCTCCCCGGCACAGGCTGCCGTTAAAAAAGAATTCAACGTCTGCTGGACGATCTATGCCGGCTGGATGCCCTGGGAATACGCAGGCACCCAAGGCATCGTCGATAAATGGGCGAAGAAGTACGACATCAAGATTGATGTCACCCAGCTCAACGACTACGTCGAATCCATCAACCAATACACCGCTGGCCAGTTCGATGGCTGCACCATGACCAACATGGATGCCCTGACCATCCCGGCAGCGGGCGGCGTGGAAAGCACCGCGCTGGTGGTCAGTGACTTCTCCAACGGCAACGACGGCATCGTC